TTAACTTCTCTCGACTCAGCGTTGCGTGAAGTTCTTTTTATAGTATCGTTCATATTATTGAGCCTCCTTCACATATTTAACGTACTCTTCAAGTGGCACACCTAATCGTTTAGCTATTGCTACCTGTGATTTGGTGAGTGTCACAGATTTGCGTCCGACTTCTTTTCTTCCAGCAGAAGCAACAGTCTGGACAGGTTTTGCTTTCTGCGTAGCTTCGACAGTTTCAGCAGGTTCTTTAAAACCTTGTACTGTCAAAATAGGGTCTAACCTTTTTTCTATTTCATTATAGTATTCATCGGAGTCAACATCAATACCCTCTTGTCTTAATTGGCCATCTAGGGCTACAGCATAAGCTGTAAGTGCTGGATCTTTATCATATCCAAACCATTTTTTATGTTTTTCTTTAAAAGCTACTGCTTTTTCCGATGGTGTAGGTTGTTCTTGTGGTTGTTCAGAAGCTTGTTTAGCTTTTTCTAAATCCTCTTTTTTCTTAGCTTCTGCTGCTTCAAGAGCTGCTTTTCTTTCTTCAGTTCTAATTCTAGCTTTTTCTTTTTGCACAGCTAGTTGTGTTAACTGATCATTAGCCTCCATAATCTTATCAGTATCACTAGCTTCTATTGCTAATTTAAGATTATTTTTGACTTGTTCTCTTTGAGCATCAACTCTTGCTTCGTATTCTTTTAGATAATTATCTGATTCAACATTGTATTGTTTTTCAATGGTATCTAATTTTTTCTTCATACCTGCAGCTAATTCTTCTGCAGCTTTTTTCTGTCTCTCAGCCTCTTTTTCTCTAAAAGTTAATTTATCAATTCTTCTGTTTTGTTGTTTATATTTTTTATATAAACTATCAAAATCTTTTTCAGAAAATTCTTTATCTTCTTTCTTTTCTGTTTCGATTTCTTTACCCTCAGTTTTTAACTGCTCTTTGACATCCTCAACTTTATCTTCAGCAATTTTAATTTCAGTTTTTTCTTCTTTTTTATCTGAATCGTCTTGTGAAGTTTCGTGATCCGTGTACCCTAGATCAACCTCTCCAAAATTTAATTTTGGATCTTCTTTTTTTTCGACATTATTTGCAGATTCTTTTACCTCTACAGTTAAGTCTTCTTGTTTGACATCATCTGTATCTATTTCGATGTCTTTTTTAGATTTTTTTACTTCTTCTTGTGCCATCATTATTTCTCCTTAATACAACGTAGCGATGTCTTCGGGTTTTTGTATAACTCCTATAATTTCATCATCGTTTAAGATTCTATGTTCTCCCCATTTATTTTTAAAACGAGAACCTGCATATCTACCGTACATCACGAACTGACCTGTCTTGCACCACGGGCCAAGGGGAAACTTTTCTTTGTCTCTATAGCAAAGATTACCCATTTTAATAACTAAACCTACAACTGTGGTTGCTTGAATAGTTTCAATAGTTGAATCTGCTAAAAGAATTCCACCCTTAGTTTTTTGTGCTCCAGCGAATGGTCTGATTAATAAACGATATCCTGTAGGTTCTGGAAGAGAACTAACGTATTCTTCTTTTTCCTTATCAGTTTTAGGAACGATGAAATTATTTTCATCACTTGCTATGTTTTTTTCAGTCTTTGTCATTTTCATCTCTGAGCAGTTCGCTCAAATCCTCCTTTAGCGAATTTAACGAACTAATTTGTCCCCTAGAATACTGTAATTTCTCATAATTGTCTATACTACCGTATATAATTTGTTCGCTGATGTTAGTAACTTTTTTATCTATGAGTCTTTTGATTTCTCTTACAGTTTCAATGTCTAATGTTGGCATTAAGTGGGTTATGTCAGAAAAAAAAATTTAAATCAAGTTATCTTTTCTTCATTATTTCCGTACCCTTAATACCATACACAGCTCCGATGACGGAAATAAATAAAATTTGGAACCACATGGGCATATTTTTGAAATATTCAAAAAATAAATCAATTTTTTCTTTAATATCAGGATCGTCACTAAAAACTGACCAAATTAACAAAAGTACGGGAGCCGAAACCAAAAGTAAAACGAATTCGTCTTTCCACGATTGTTGTTGATCTGTCTTAATTAGAGTTTGGTACTCAATTTCCCCCGCTGCCATCTTTTGAGCGTGTAGTTTGGAAGCGTCCGACATTAATCTCTTGGTGTCTTGCTTGTTTTTGTAGATATGAGCCCCAGTCTTCACTGCCATACCCAATAGGTTTAACCAAGCCATAGTATTTTTCTCTCCTTCGATTACACATATATGGTATCATTTCTTGTAATGCTTTCCAACCCCCTTCTCCACTGATACTCCAACAAAACATATGCTTACGATTTTGTTTTTTAGGGGTTGTAGCAAAGAAAATTCCACCAAAAATCTTGTGAAATCTTGCTATCATGTCTGCATCTGTTGTTTGAACCTTAACTTGAAGTATTCTTTTTCGTTTTTTTCCTCTACTCCATACACCAAAACTACCTTCTCCATCAAAAACTCCTGCTAAAAAGATAATTTTTTCTTGTTTAGATAATTTATCGTATGCCGATAAATTTTTTTCCTGATATTTGTATTGATGAGATTCCTTTGATGTCAGATTTTACTCCTTTTTCTCTATGTGGACATCCTCCAGTTTTTAATTTTACAGGAGGAACTTGTGGGTTTGGCCCTCTCATAGGTGGAGGCCCACTTTCAATACCTCCTGATAAACCTGTTCTATTATTTTTCATCATAAATATTTACTTATATCTTTAATTTTACCTTGAGCTCTTAATTTTTTTAAATCACCTTTTGTTAATTTACTAAAATCTATTTCTTTTTCTAATTTAAGAGGTTCTTCTTGTCTCTTTGGTTTAAAAATTTTTTTAATCCAATTCCACATTAGTTTCTCCTGTTCATTTCTTTAATTCTTGCAATATCTAATTTTTCTTCTGCAATTCTAATTCTTTCTCTTTGGCCTTGAGCTGCTTGTTCTAATCTTGCTTGTTCAACTGAAGTATCAATCATAGTTTCATTTTGTTTTCTTTGTTCTTCAGTTTCAAACTCATTAGATTTTCTTTGCATATCCATAGCTTTTAAATCTAACTCTCTTGATTTTAAAGCAACTAATGGATCTTGTTGGCCACCTTCCATATTTACTAAACTTGAAGTTAACTCAACAACTCTTTGTGCAACCATACCATTATATTGAACTGTCCATGCTTCTGGGTCTTGTTCTGATAATTGAACTAATAAAGGATCTTGAGCCATGGCTTCTACAACTTCTTGATTTGCTTTCATTGAAATATGTTCTGAAATATGAGTTTGTAATAATGCATAAACTTGTGGATTTACTTGAACCATTCTTGATTTCATAAATGCCATGTGTGCTTGAATATGTGCTTCATGATCTTGTGTTGCAAAAACTTTTAATGGTTTTAGATTCATAGCATCAGAGTTTTCTAATGCAGGATCTTTTGGAATAGGTTGCTCCATTGGTTTTAATAAACTATCAATAGCTTCTGTTCCTAAAGCTTCATAAACTCTTCTATAAGCTTCTCTAACATCATGAAGTTGTGGATTACTCATAGCAATTTTTAATTGTTCATTTGCTAATGTTACTCTTTGTGCAACTGAAAAAGTGTTTGGATCAGCAACAGGAAGAACATCAACTCTATCATCAAAATCTACAGCTTTAATCATTTGGTCTGCACCATAAACTTGATACGGATAAATAGGTGGTAAGTAAGTTGCAAATATTTTATGAAGTAATCTAAATTCTTGTCTCATAGAATAATAACATCTTTTATGAATAGCACTCATTACACGAGAGCCTCTTTCTAAAAGAGCTAATGTTGCACCTACTGCTCTATTTTGTGAATCTTCTCCTACTGCCATATCTGCAATGTTTGCAAATCTTTGTCCTGCGTTAACTACAAAACCAAGTAAGCTATACAAAGTTTGACTAGGTTCTTTAAATGGTAATATTTGAAACTGATCTCTTATGTTTCCACCAGGAGCATCCACATCTCTAAACTCTCCAGGTTGGAAAGGTTGATCATCATCTCTGATTCTTATACCTCTAGATTTAAAACCAGCAGGTAAATTAGCAAGTGTACCTGCATCTAATAATTGTCTTAATGCTTGTGTTGCAGTTCTAGAAAGGCCTCCGATCATGTGTATAAGACCAAAGCCGTAAAAGCCTAAGCCTGGTAAAAATTTGTAATGAACAAAATATTCTTTTCTCTTAAATTGTTTATCTCCCTCATCATAGTTTCGATATATACTTAATATTTTTCCTGAGCCTTCATCAATAGTTACAATGTATGGAACTTTAACTTTCTTTTTATTTTCTTCAGGATTTTCAAATTTTTCTAAATTTAAATCTACATGCATTTCAAGTATTTGATAATTGTACGCTTGTTGATTTGGTGACTTACCTTCTAATTCATCATATTTTTTTTGAATAGATGTTTGAGTATTTGATGAAGGTTTTATATCTACATCTTTATAAAAACCTGATTCCATTTTTTTATACAAATCGTTTTCTGACATTCTAAGTAGATGTGTAATTCTCTCACAATCCAATAACGAAGATGTATAGTAAGGAACAATAATATCCTCAGCAGGAACAAATTTAGCTACTGGTCTTTCCATAAGTTCATCGTAATAAACTTTTTTAAAAGCAGAACCTGCTAATGGTAGGTAAAATAATAATTGATCCATCTCAGGTGTGTATTCTTCCATTTTTTCTGTTACCTGATAATTCATAAATTCCTTGACCCGTGAAGCTTGATCCTCGGTCTGTTCATTTCTAACACCAACAATAGCAGTTTTGACAGGGCCTGATGATGGTAAAAGTTCTTTGTATGCTTGTGCTTGAAATTGTGTGACTGCTTCAGAGAGTAAAGGGTGTGTTACACCTGATGCTCCTCTAAAAGGCTTAGATGGTTGATTGTATTTAAAACCTAAAAGATCAAGGCCATTTGTGTAACCATCTTCCCATTCTTTTCTTGAATCTCTGTCTCTTTGATATTCTGATCTTAGCTGTGAGGATATTTTTGATAAAATATTATCATCTAATTCTTCTGCTAAATTAGCATAAAAATTATCTTGAGCTACCTCAAGTTCTTCTTCAACCTCTTCACCTTCTATTTTAAATTCTTTTGATTTTGGTTCTTCAGTTTCATCAACAACTTTTAAAGTATCATCTTCTTCTTTGAAAATTTCTGAACTCATAAATACACTTACCTTTATAAACGACCAAAAAGTTTATGCAACCTTTAGTACATTTTAGTTGGCTTAGATCTACCCATTCTTCCACCACGAGCCATGACGCTTCCGCCAGTTTTCATTCTGTCTTGAACAGGTGCTTTACCCATTTGTTCCATTAAAGATTTCATTTCTCTATCAGAGACAGCAGCTCCTGATCTATCTTTAAGAAGTCTATTTAATTTTTGAGCTTTTTCAGCTTGTCTCTTTCTTCTTTCTAATAATCTTCTAGGTCTTGCTCTTAACTCAGGTTTACCAATAGGTCTTCTAAATCTTGGTGCTTCATCCTCCATCATATCTTTAGGTGCTCTTTTTGGTCTAGGTTTAGGCATTGGAGTTGAAGGCATTTGTCCTTTTCTTTGTCTAAGTTGTTCTGCCATTCGTTTTAAATCTTCTCTTGATAAATTTGACATTCCACCTTGTTGTCTATTAATTACTCCACCTCTTTTAAGCTGTCCTCTGTTTCTATCTGTAATTTGACCTGGAGCTTTTGCTATCTTAGTAGTAGATTTTCTTTTTGATTCATTTAAAAATTCTTTTAAACTTGATGCACCAGCTTTTGATATATCATCTCTTGTAACTGCTGAATACATTTTATCATTGTAAGCAAATTTTGTTCCAACACCTCTTGCTCTAGCTTTTTTAAATGCTTCTCCAAACGATGAAAGGTCTGCTTTAGTATTTGGTTTATCCTTACCTTGAATTGGTTTTTTAGCAGCAGCTCCTAATTCTTGTCCTCTTGTTTGTTTAGCAATAGTGGATGAGGCAGCTCCTACAGCTGTTCCAATTTTTGTAGCAGTATTAATTTTTGATTTAGGTAAATCTTTTTCAACATCTGCTGTAGCTTTTATTTGTTTTGCTATTCTTTTTGCTTTTGGAGAATTAGGATTCATTTTATTAACTTTAGCTAATCTAATTTGTCTTCTCTCTTCTGCTTTTTTAAATTTTGCAATTGTAGGATTGTTAGCTCTAGCTTTTTGATTTATAGCTCTAACTTTTTTATTGAAGGCTTCTCTTTTTTCTTTAACTTTTTTTGGAAGTTGACTACCTGCTTTTCCAAACAAGGAACCTTTTTTAGATGCTACTCTTTCTTTTCTTCTTTTCTCAGCTGCTTTGAAAGCTTCAACTGATCCTCTTTTTGGCTCTGCCATATTAAATTCTCCTATCCATAATAAACATAATTTTTAGGTGCTTGTTCTTCTTCACGATGATCTGTTTCAAGTGTTAAAAAACCACCTTGGCGATATCTTAACACGGCTTGTGTCGTGCTGTCTACATAATCATCGTATTCTCCATGAGGAAATGCTGCACATTCTTCAATTACTTCTTCAGCAAATTTCTCTCCAGCAGGATAAAAAATTGAACCTGCCTCAAAAGATACAGCACATGTATTAACTCTTGTATGCTTGTCTTTTCCTTTATTTGGTGAGAAATCTATGGCTGGAATACCAGCTCTTCTAAACTCTTGTAATAATGGTTGACCTGACGCTTTAGCCTCAATGATGCACATATCGGGTTCCCAATATTTATATACTTCAAATGCTCTATTTTTTAAGTCAGGAAAATCATATTTTCCTTTTTCTGCATCTAATAAAATTAAGGCTTTCTGATAACCCTCATAAGGCCTAAATACTCCCCAGGTAGTTATTGCCGAATAGTCGGCTGTTTCTTTTTTTGAAAAAGCTGTATCATAACTTTGAATTACATATTCTAGTTCAGGAATTTCCCCTTCCCATTCTTGCCACCATTCACGTTTTATAATAGCACCTTCTTCTGAAGTTGGGTTTTGTTGATATTGTGCTGACCATCCTCTTATTGAAATAGAAGCTTTAGTTCTTTCTAAATCTTCTTTACTCCAATACTCAGGCCATAAAGGATCTCCGTCATCCAAGATTGCAGGAAAAGATATCTTAGACCATTTGTCTGCTTTTGGTTCGTCTTCAGCTTTTGTTAGGAGACCTGTTAAATCATTAGTGGCCCATCTTGTCATAACTAAAACAATTGATCCGCCAGGTTGCAAACGCTGTCGGGGCCCACTTAAATACCAATCATACGTTCTAGGAAAGGATTGTTTATTATGTGCATCTTGTTCGGTGTGTGGGTCGTCAATAATTAATAGATCAGCACCACGACCTGTAATCGAGCCTCCAACACCAGCTGCAAAATATTCTCCTCCATGATTTGTTTCCCATTTAGATTTTGCTTTAGCATCAGGTCTTAAATAAACATCTCCAAATATTTCTTTGTATTTTGGTGTATCCATTAAGTTTCTAATTTTTGCACCGAACCTTGCCGATAATTCCGCATTGTGTGTGACTTGCATAATTTTCATTTTTGGAAACTTCCCTATCATCCAAGCAGGGTACAAAAACGATGCAAATTCAGATTTAGTGTGTCTAGGGGGCATATTTATTATGAGCCTCCCTTTTTTCTTTGTAGCTATCTTTGTAAATTCATGGGCCATGATTTGATGATGTCCCCAATTGTCAGGATCTTTCTCCTGTTTCATTACAATATCGGGCCAAACTTCCCTAACAAAATATAAAAAATTATCTTGGCACAACTTTATATTTTCAAGCCAGAGCTTTTCTACACGATCTCGTAATTGATCAGTTGGTAAGTTTTTATATTCCATGAACCTTATATAATATCACCTTCCTTGCGTTTAAGTAACTTACGAATCCACACATGGCAAAGGTATTTTTATTATTTTTTTATCATATTTTGTAAGAAATTATAAGAATTAATTTTTAAAAGAATATTGAGCCTTGTGAATTTATTATTTGATTTTCCCCCACGCTCAAAGAAATTATGTGAAAATATTGCGAGTGATAATAGAAGATTATCAAGTCTTATAAATTCTTATAAGTTTTTTTGTAGGTTTTTATTTTGTCCATGATTTTTTTAAGCCCTGACTTTGATTTTTTTGCCGTGAAAATGTGAGAAAAAACCCCACGCCCCCCAATTCTAAAAAGTTTTAGAGTGCTTTGCATGTCCTCTAAAACTAAGATAAAAGCATTGCCGTTGTGCTTATTATGTTTAATGTGCCATGCAATTTGAAACTTATTAAGCCCCAAATTTTCTAGTTTAATGGTGTTAGTTTGTTTTAATTCAATAAAGGCAATTAAGCCGTCTATAATTGTTAAAACGTCTGGAATTCCAACGCTTAAACTATGCTCAATCTTAATAAAATACTGATCTTTTAAAGTGTTTTTAATGTAATTATAAAACTGGTTTTCTTTTTTCATTTGGGTTTAATACCATAAAAAGTAATAAATTCTAATAACTAGAATTTTTTTAGTACTCAGGTTAATTTTAATACTCAGGTTAATTTTAATACTCAGGTTAATTTTAATACTCAGGTAAAAAAAAAGGGGGCTGAAAGCCCCCTTTTTAAGTGTTTATTATTAATTAAACTATTTAACTTTTATGGCTCTAACAGGTTTATTTTGATCTAGTGCAACGGGATTTTTTAAATTATCTTTTAAAAAATTCACGGCTTGACCTGATTGGGTTAATGATTTTATTAAAAATAACTCATCATTTTTAAGCCTTGATATCCAACTTTTTAAATAAGCTAAACTATTTTTGTTAATAGTTTTTTGAATATCAAATTTACAACATAGAATATTTGCTGAAATTTCAGCAATTAATTCTTCTAGTGCATATTCTAACTGAGCATCTTCATTAAAATATTTTTTATTTTTTTCAAATCTGTTCAACCTTTTTTCGTGACCTGTCCAATGACTTAACTCATGTAATAAGGTTGAATAGTATTCTAGTGTTGCTGTTGTGCCGTTTTTAGTAGGTTCAAAATTAAACTTATTACACATATGAATATAATCTAATTTTGTATTATAAAAACATCTAGCATTATTTGAAAATTGCAAATTCAAGCCCATTTGATTTTTAATAAAATTTTCAATTTTATCATTATCATTAACTTGATTTACTATTTTTTTTGGCTGAGGTTTTTTCCATGTTGAAGCCGTCAAATCAACTTGATCTGAATTATAAACCCATGAAACTTTTAAAAATCTAAAATTTTTATCTTTTTCATTGCCGTTTTTATCCTCAACCTTTTTATTAACTTGACCCCAATAAAAAACCTGAATTCCATTTTTTGAGTGCTCAGGTTTAATTGTAGCCCCAACATTTGCCCACGCTTTTTTTGTAGCATAATAATTATCTGAATAATTATTATCAATTACATCAAAACCCAAATTCCACCAGTTTAGACCCTGATAATTTTTCTGAGTTATTGCATTTTTTGGGCTATTAGCTGAAACCTTAGACGTAAAAGATTTTAACCATTTTAAGCCGTCATTATTAAGACCCTCAGCAATTTTTCCACCCAAAGACCTTAATTCATTTCTAGTTATTTCTGAAAACATAAAAAACCCCCTTTCATTGATTTAATAGTTTTTATAATTTTCATACCTTTTAATATAATAATGGTTTTTTTAGTGTCAATTAAATAATGGGATATAATAAGAGCCATTTTAAGCCCTTTTAAGCCCCCTTTATTTTGGGGGTATGTAGGTATCAAAAAACCCTAAAATCTTAATATATGGGCTTATATGGGACAAATACAGACGGCTAAAAATGGGCTTTTTTAAGTATTTCAAAAATTATGCTGATTTATGGGCTTTTTTAAAAAATGACTATTTTAATTAAATTTATTGTAATTCTTATTATTTACGTTATTTAATGGGATATGATTTATTTTATAATATTTATGATAATTATTTTAATTTACTTTGTTTATTTAGGAATTTCAGCAACTAATGAAATAATTAATTATTTTAATAAAAAATGAAACATATTTTAAAGTTAGCTAATACATCAAAAAACGGCTTGAAAGTTTTCTATATAAATTTTGATTTAAAATATCCAAAAATTAAAACAATGAGTTTAAGAGAATTTTTTGGCTTAATTAATTCAAGTTTAACAAGTAAGCATTATAAATTTTGGGACATAGAAAATATTAATTATCATAATAAAAGAATTGATTTTAAAAATCATTTAAAATTTTTTATTAATAAAAAACACGCTGAAAGAGTTTTAAGAAAATTACAATATTTAAAACAACAAAAAATAAAAAGGGGGTATGTATGGGAACAATAGTATTGAGTAATTTTATAAATGATAAGTTTATTGATAGGGTTTATCAAAATTTACATGGTAAAAAGTATTTAATTCAAAAAGACGGGACAATATATAAAGGTAAATTAAAAACTAAAAAAATAAATAATATAAAATATACATTTACTGAAGATGGGCGTTTTTTTGATAATTGCGGAATGCCAACTGAAAAACCTAAAAATGTAAATATTCAAGATGAATTAAAAAATTTTAAAAAAGAAATCAAAGAAGAAGAAATTAATAAAAAATTTGAAGAATTAAAAAATAAAATTTAATGAATTTTTGTAAAAACAAAAATATTGTACAAATAAATCAACAACAAATGAAAGGGGGATTTTATGAAATATAAAATAAAAATTCCTAAAAATTTAGTAAATATATATCATTGTAAAGCAGTATTACTAAAAAATGGTAAAACTAAATTTATTGAAAGTAAAGATTATCTTTGGGAAAAATTTGAAAAAAAATCTTTTAAAAAAAGAATAAAAAAATAAAATGAATTTTTGTGAAAACAAAAATATTGTACAAATAAATCAACAACAAATGAAAGGGGGATTTTATGAGTACAAGATCAAATATAGCCATTGAAATGGAAGATAAATCAATAAAAGTGGTTTATTGTCATTCTGACGGCTATATCTCAGGCGTAGGAAAAACATTATTTAATAATTATAAAAATTATGATGATGTTTTAAAATTAATCAATCACGGAGGTATCAGCTCACTTGCTGATAATCTTAATGATACAAGTTTTTATTGTAGGGATTGGGGGCGTAAAAATGAAGATAAGCCCATTAAATACAATAATGAATTTTGTATGATGTACGATATGACAGGTTCAACCATGATTCAATATTTATATTTATTTAAAAATAATGATTGGTTCGTTTCAAAATCTTGTTATATCCCAAAAAATAAATTAAATAAAAATGCCTATGATGTCGGTTTAAGTTATTGGACAAATTTCAAAAAAGTTTCTAAATATAAAAAGGAACTTTCTGAAAATGTTGAATATACAGAAAAACAAATGATTAGTAATATTGGGGCAATGTTAAAAAAATCTTTTGGTGCAGATAATATGATTGTACAGGGTCAAAAAATG